AAATATGACGCAAAACCTGACAACCGTCGCCGAGTGGGCAAAGCTGCAAGGCATCTCGCGCCAGTCCGCGTACGACGCGGTGACCAGGTGCAGCATCCCGGTGGCCGATGGGAAGGTCGACCCGGAGTACGCGACGCACCTCTACAAAAAACATACCCGCCCGCGCGCGAACGGCCAACGCCCTGACCCCCTGGCAAGTGGGGCGCAGCCCAACATTCCGGCGGGTACGGGAGGTGCGGAGTCTGTCGCCAAGGTCCCAGGCTACGACACGAGCCGCGCGCGCCGGGAGGCAGCGGAGGCAGCAGCTGCGGAGATCAAGCTGGCCGAGATGACGGGGCAGTTCCTGCTCAAGGACGATGTTGACTCGGCTGTGTTTGAAGCGGCGCGCGCGCTGCGCGACGGGCTGCTGAACTGCGCCCGCCGCATCGCCGCCGACGTGGCGCCGTTGCGTACCGCCGAGGAGTGCGAGGAAGTAATCGAGCGCGAGCACCGCATCCTGCTTGAGAGCATGGCGCACACGTTCAACGAGCGCCTGGACGTCCAGCTCGAGGAGCATGCCGGATGATAGGCCTCGCCTCAGCTGCCATCATCCTGCGCCCGGCGATAGCGCGCGGGCTGCAGCCGGATCCGAACATGACGGTCGATGAATGGTCGGACCTGCACATGGTGATCCCGAAAGAGTCGGGCGCCAACGAGGCGGGCAAGTACCGCACCGACCGCACGCCGCATGCGCGCGAGGTCATGCGCGCGCTGTCCGACAAGCACTGGTGCAAGACCGTCGCCCTGATGGGCGCATCGCAGATGCTCAAAACGCAGGTGGGCCTGAACTGGTTCTGTTCCACGGTGCACCAATCGCCGGCCAACTTCCTGTGGATCCTGCCGACCGGCAAGCTTGCCAAGCGTACCAGCGCGCGCGTGAGCAAGACCATCGCCGCTGTGCCTGAGGTGCGGGATCGCGTGGCCGCGCCGCGCTCCCGCGATTCGGTCAACACGCTAGACACCAAGGAATACATCGGCGGCTCGTTGCACATCGTCACCGCCGGCGCGGCTGCCAACCTGTCTGAGATCCCGGCGCGCCGCGTGCTGTTCGATGAGGTCGACCGCGCCAACACCAACGTGAACGGCGAGGGTGACCCGGTCCAGCTGGCGAAGGCCCGCCAGACGTCGTTCGAGCGTAATCGCAAGAGCTACTTCCCCAGCTCGCCGACGATCACCGGCCAGTCGATCATTGAGAACCTGTACCTGCAGGGCACGCGTCAGGAGGCGCTGGCCGACTGCGTGCACTGTGGCCACGAGCAGCCACTGGTGTTCGAGCGCCTGGATGAGGACGACGCCGGCCAAGCGATCTACCCGTGCAGTGCGTGTGGCGCGGTCATGTACGAAACCGACAAGAACCGCATGTTCGCTCGCGGCGCTTGGTCGGCCGGCGTACCCGGTGATGGGGAGACGGTCAGTTTTACGATCAGCGCGATGTTCGCGCCGTACGGCTGGCTCACTTGGATTGCCCTGCTGCGCGAGTACCGCGCTGCCAGGGCCAAGCTGGACGAGGGCAGCGAAGAGCTGATGATCGTGTTCTACAACACGCGCCTGGCGCGGTGCTGGGAGCGCAAGAAGGAACAGACCAAGGCCACGGAACTCAAGGCCCGGGCGGGCGGCTACAAGCTGGGCACGGTGCCGATGAAGGGCCTGATCCTGACCGCTGCTGTCGACACGCAGCCCGACCGCCTTGAGCTCAAGGTCGTGGCCTGGGGCGAAGGTATGGAGGATTGGATCGTTGACTACCAGGTGGTGTCGGGGTCGCCGACAGAGCAGGCAACGTGGGACTCGCTCGATGCGTTGCTGCTGGGCCGATACCAACACGCCGGCGGGCGCATGCTTGGCATCTCCGCCACCTTCATTGACTCGGGCGGCGCCAATACACAGGACGTCTACAACTTCACGCGCACGCGCCAGCACCGCCACATCTACGCGATCAAGGGCGCGTCGACCTACAACAAGCCGATCCTGTCGGCCAAGCCGACGCTGGTTGATGTGAACTGGATGGGCAAGGTCATGCCGCACGGCGCCAAGCTGTGGCTGATCGGTACCGACACGGCCAAGGATTACCTGGCCAGTCGCTACCACCTGGCCGACGGCCCGGGCGCAACCCACTTCCCGGACGGCCTGCCGGATGATTATTACGACCAGCTAACCGCCGAGTACAGCATCACCGTCTACAAGCGCGGCCGCAAAGTCACCGTGTGGGAGAAGAAGAAGAGCGCCCGCAACGAGGCTGGCGACTTGATGGTCTACAACCTGGCCGCCGCGCAGTACCTCGGCCTGCACAAGAAGACTCCCCACCAGTGGCAGCTGGTGCGCGAGAAGGTCAACCCTGTCACTTCCGACCTGTTCCACGATGCCGACCCGGTCGACCAGCCAGCCCCGGATGGGGACCAGCCCGCTACTGCAATCACGCCACTACCAACTACAACAGCGCAACCAGCACACGAACCATGGAAACCGAAACCGCCCTCGACCCCATTACCCCACCAGCGCCGGCCAGTCGGGAGGCAGTGGTGACCGCTGCTCTGCTTGACAACGCAGACCTGATCGACACCATCTTCGATTTCATCGAGCGAGAATTCCCAGAGATGCGCCAGCGTGCGCCTGCGCTCAAGCAGCTCGCGCGTCGTGAGTTCGCTGGCATCCTGACCTACATCCCTCGACGATCACAGTACGAACGTGAGCGCATCGCCGCAGAGGTTGCTGTGCTTTTCACCGGGCGCAACGTGGCTGAGGTTGCGCGCAAGCTCGGCATCAGCACGGCGTCGGTGTACCGAATAATTAAGAAGCCGGGCAGCAAAAAATAATTCTCAAGTTTTAAAGAATCAAAACAGCTATGCCGCTACCGTGGGCGGCATGGCTATCTCCCAATCAGACATTGACGCACTCGACGCCGCGATCGTATCCGGCGCACTCTCGGTCGAATTCGACGGGCGGCGCATTACGTATCAGAATACGGCGCAGCTGATCGCTGCCCGAGCACATGCGGTGCAGGTCGTCAGCGGTGGTGTCCGGCGCACCGTTCCTTACATCTTTGGCTACCGCTTCACAACGAGTCGGGGCGACTGATGGCGAACTTCATTGATCGCGTCATCGGCTTCGTCAGTCCGCAGGCCGGCATCGCGCGCCACTTTGCGCGTCGCCAACTGCAGCGCGCGTACGAAGCTGCTAGCCCACGCGACACCTGGCGCCCACGCCGGGCCGGCGCGAGTGCGAACGCCGATCACCAGGCCGATGCCAAGGCGCTGCGCAGCAAAGCGCGTGCGCTTGTGCAGAACGTTCCGTATATCTGGGCTGGCCTTAATAGCCTGGCGGTGGCGACAGTCGGCGCTGGCATCATCCCGCGCGCTACCGGGCGCGACAAAGAGAAGATCAACGAGCTGCTCACTGAATGGTTCAAAGTTTGTGATGCCGATGGGCGCTTCGATTTCTTCGGATTAGTGAAGGCTGCCTACACGGCTATGGAGCAGGACGGTGAAGTGCTGGTGCGCAAGCGCACTCGCAGTGCCAGCTCTGGCATGGCGGTCCCGCTCCAGCTGCAGCTGCTCGAAATCGACTGGCTCGACAGCGCTCGGTCGGGAACTCTCAACGGCAACTCGATTATCAACGGCATCGAGTACGACCTGCTCGGAGCAGTGGCCGCGTACTACCTGTGGGACCAGCACCCGGGCGATGTTGCTGCCGTGCGCGGTCGTTCGCAGAGCCAGCGCGTGCCGGCGAATCAGATCATTCACTTGTTCAACCCCGGCCGGCCGGGGCAGGGCAGGGGCTTCACGCGCCTCGCGCCAGTGATCGCACGTGTACGCGACTTGCAGTTGTACGAAGACGCAGAGATGTCACGCAAGAATCTGGAAACCCGGATGTCGGTGTTGGCCAGCGGCGACCTAAACGGCGTTGAGAACCCGGCAGGCATGGGTAACGCTGGCGATGGTCAGCCCAGCGGCCACCATGACCTAGGCGAACTAGGCGGAGGTAACATCGTCGGCATGCCGCCAGGTATGAACTTCACGGTCATTGAACCGAAGGCCGCACCGGGCTACGTCGAGTACGTCAAATTCCAGCTGCACCTGATCGCGTCCGGCATCGACGTGCCGTATCACATGCTGACTGGCGACATGAGCTCGGTAAATTTTAGCAGTGCTCGCGTACGCATGCTGGACTTCCGGCGTTCGGTCACGCAGATGCAATGGCTAACGCTGATACCGAAGCTGCTTACACCAATCCATGACGCGTTTATTGAGCATGCGTACCTGGCCGGCCAGATCAAGTCGCGTGACAAGGCGGTCGATTTCAGCCCTCCGAAGTGGGATTACGTAAACCCGCAGCAGGACGTGCAGGCCGACTTGGCCGAGATCAGCGGTGGCCTGTCCAGCTTCAGCGAAAAGCTGCGGCAACGCGGCTATGACCCCGAGGTCGTGTACACCGAGCTCGCGAAGGATATCGCCAGGCTGAAGGAGTTGGGCATTCTCGACACGATGCTGTTTATGCAGCGGGGGAATATGCCGACACCGCCTGCCGATAATGCTGCCACATGACACACCTACACATGGCCACGGCCGTTTCGACCATTCGCGTCTACGACAGCCCGGGCGGCTACGAGGCACGTCGAGCGTACCTAGGAATCATCACGGTGAGCCACCTAACCGACACGACCGTGTACGTGCACGGTGCCGTCGGACAGATCGATCGTGTGACATACGAGTGCGCACTGAACATGCTCAGCAACCTCGGCGTCACCAAGGTGATGTACGAACGCCGCGGGCAAATGAAAACCATCAAGCTATAAGGCACGGAATGAATTTTGCAGGCCGTTTGAAATTAACCGCTGCCGGTACGGGCACCGCAATTTATAGTCAGGTGTCGTGATGAGTACTGACGTCGTTAACCCCACAATTACAATCGTGCCATCCAAGATGGCAGTCAGCACCGGTTCGCCATATACCGCCAACGACGTCGATGGGGTGACCACCTACGCCTTCCCGAACGCGCAGGGGCAAATCCATTTCACAGCAGATGCTGCGGTCGTGGGGCAGAAGTATGACGTCTATGTGCTGTGGTCAATGGCCGGCACGCCGGGCCAACCATCGCCTGCATCGGTTAGATTCTACGGTGCCTATGAGCCGTGGACTGATTCTTCAAAACCTGTCTATGCGAACAAGGTGATTAACCTGGTTCCGCCGCAAGGGTCTGGCATTGTTGAGCGGTCGCAGCTACCATTTTCTTTTACTCGCGAAGATGCGGGCCGGATTTCGCACTTCAAGATTGGCCGCCAGCAGGACTCCGTGGGCGGCACGATGCGCATCCGAGGATTCGAGCTTGTTCCGACGCCTGCGCTGGTTGAAGCGAGCGTCTCGCCTGCCGGCAGCCTGTCGCCGACGAGCTTCAACACGCCGTACTCAGGCACCAAGGTGATCTCGCTGTTGTCGCTGTACACGCCGATCTGGACTACGGCCACCGCGGTCTATGTCGTTGCCCCTGTGACCGTTGGCGGCGTGCAGCAATCGCGTCTGGCCAAGCTGAACAAGAATACGTACGAGATGATCCAGGACGTTCAGCTGACCACCGGCACGCACGATACGACTATCGGGCACCGGGACGGCAGCGTGTGCGTGACTGATGACGGCAAGGTCATCGCTTACGGCGAGGCACACCACACATCCTGGAGGGGCGTGGCATCGCCCACTGAAGACATTTCGGCGCTCGCCGCAACAATCGCGCCTACCGGCCTGGACACGAATTGCTCGTACCGCCGCTTCTTCCGCAACCAGTTCGACGGCAGCATGTGGATGGGCGCGCGCGGCAATGGCTACCTGGCCGGCATCTACAAATGGAACGGCGCCACGTTCGACCGCAAAGGTGCTGATTTCCTCGCTGGTAACGCGGCCTCGTATCTTGGCTCGTATGGTATGGAGATCGCCTTTACGAGCGTCGACACGCTGTACGTCACGACGGAGTTCCTGCAGGGCGACGGACCATTCACGATGTCGGGCTACCCGCGCCAGAACATCAATCTGATCAAGTCGACGGATGGCGGGGCTACGTTCACGACCATGCGCGGCAAGGCGTTGAATCTGCCCCTGGTCAGTGGCACCGACGACAGCGACATCGCGTTCCCGAATAACAACTACAACCACAATTCGAGTGTAGCGCGCATCGGCATTGGCGCCGATGGCCAGCCGCTACTGGTCGCAAGCTGGCAGCACCCGGACGAAGCTTTCCGCAGCCTGTGGGTAGCCAAGTACAACACCACAACCAACAAGTGGGTGCGCACACGTCTGATGGCGCACAACGGCCTGCAGGACGCGGGCACGCCGCATGTTGCGTATCACAACGGGAAGATCATCGTCACCGCTGCGACGACTGACGACAACGTACCGGCCACGCTGGGCACTGCAAACCAGCTGTACCTTTTCACCACCACCGACTCTGGTGCGACGTGGAAAAAGTACGTGATCACGCACCCGGCGGGTGCGTACAGCGGCGCGTACATAGACCAGGCCGCGCTCCGGCTGGATAATAAACTGCGCTTGCTGCCTGATTTTGAGGCGCAGCCCAATTCGGTTATTTGGGAGATGCCGGTTCCAGGGGGCGACACCACGGCGCCAGCGATGGTCGGCAAGATTACGGTGTCCGCTGTTACCACGTCGGGCGCTACGCTGTCGTGCCCAGCGGCTACCGATGCAGTTGGCGTCGCAGGCTATGAATACAGCATCGACGGCGGCAAAAGCTATAGCCTGATCGCCAATGCTGCCCGGTCGGTCGTGGTTTCTGAACGGCCTGCAAACACCGCGCACTCGGTGCGGATGCGCGCCTTCGACGCCGCTGGAAACCGCGCCACGCCGCTGGAGGAGAGCTTCACCACGTTGGCCGAGCAGCCTGCGCAGAATGCGGTCGTCGCGGCGACCGTTGCTGAGTCCCGCCGGGTCGCGTTCCCTGGCGGAACCCGCGTGGTAGCGTTTGGCACTGTGCCGGGTGCGGTTACGCCGAATGCCCCGTACTTGGAAGTAGGGCGGTGGTGGAGCGAAAAACACCCGCTTGATGAGCGTTATTGGGTGGCCGACATCACGATAGACCTGGACGAGCGCGCCACCACTGCTACGTCGGTGGAACGGATCGTGGCCGGCGTCACAGTGCTCGAGGAGCCCGTCATCCAGGGCAAGCTAATCGCGGTGAAACTGGGCGGGTTTAATGCCGCGACCGGTGCGATTAACTACTGTACCTTCCGCGTTACGTGCGCGAACGGCGAGCGGTTCGACCGCACGGTCTGGTTCAAGCAACCGGTCGGGGCATGGTGGATCAATAAAGATGCCGACGACCAAAGCTATTACGTGGCCGACATCGGTAATGACCTGATCGACAGCAATACAACTGCTACAGCGGTGAAAGCATTTCCGGTCGGTGTAGTTGAACTTGTGCCGGCCGAGATTCAGGGTCCTTTGATACTGGTGAAACTGGGCGGGATGGACACGCTTCCGGCTGGAGTCAATTACTGTGATTTCCGCATCGACTGCGCCAACGGCGAACGCTTCTACCGAAGCATGCAATTTAATAGGGTTGATAACTGATGATCGATGCTTCCAAATTTCCGAGGATGCCGGTAGTACCCGTCGCCGATGTTGGCCGACCACCACCTGACCGGATCGAGAGCATAGCGGTTGAGCGGGAGAAAACTAAGTTGGGCTCCTTGGACAGTGCGCAGAATGGTGGTCTGGCACCGAAGACAATGACTCTCAAGGACGGTCGCTATTACGTTGTCACCGCTGGCAAGTAGCTGCTTAGAAATTCTTCTCAGCTTTTAAAGAGTTGAGAATCGGAAATCCGCATCATGCGGATATGACGACGCCAACCACTCAGCCGAACGCTACCCGCGCCGCTACCGATCCCCGGAACATGCCGCCGCTCTCGCGCGGCGCGGAGCTCGTCCCATCCACGTTTAACGAAGCCGACAACACGATTGACGTTGTCTGGACGACTGGCGCAAGGGGCCGTCGCTGGGATTGGTACAACGATACTCAATACGAAGAAGAACTGGTCGTTACGCCTGAAGCCGTCGATATGACGCGCTTCGACAAGGGCGTTGTACAGGTTATCGACAACCACGATATCGGCGGTGGTCTCAAGTCGATCATTGGTATCGCCATCCGTGGCAGCATCCAGAACGGCGAGGGCAGTGCAACGCTGCGCCTCTCGACCCGCCCCGAGCTGGCCGGCATCATCGGCGACATCCGCGCCGGCATCATTCGCGGGATCAGCTTCACCTACCGCGTTTCCAAGTACGAGATTACCCGCGCCATCGACCGTACCGATGGCATCAACGTGCCGCTGTACCGCGCCGTCGCGTGGGAGCCGTACGAGATCAGTTTCGTGACCGTCCCGTTCGACGCTGGCGCAAGTTCGCGCAGCGCGCCGCAGGACGGTCACCCATGCGAATTCATCACCCGGGCGCCCGCCCTTTCTGCTTTATCCAACCAGGACGACAACATGACCACTGCTACCCAATCGGGCGCCCCGAATCCAGCGCCTGCCGATCCAACCCGCGCCGTCCCTGCGCCTGCACCAGCCCCGGCTCCCGTGTCGGCGCCAGCTCCCGCTGCCCCGGCCGTTACCGACGACGTCGCCTCGCGCGCCGCGCAGGACGCCGTCGCCCGCTCGGCTGACATCATCGATCTATGCGCCCGTCACGGCGTCACCAATCTGGCCCCCGGTCTGATCCGTGGTGGTAGCTCCGTCGATCAAGCACGCGCCGCCGTGCTGGACGAGATGGCCCGCAACTCGACCACGAGCGGTGGCCACCAGAACACCCGCATCCAGCTGGTGGGCGACGTGGAGCAAACGCGCATGGCCGGCATGGAAGAAGCGATCATGCACCGCGTGTACGCCCGCACGAAGATGACCGAGAACGGCGCCCAATTCCGTGGCATGAGTTTGCTCGAACTGGGTCGTGACTTCCTGGAAGCGCGCGGTGTCTCGACACGTGGCATGGATCGCATGCAGCTGGCCACGAATATGTTGAACTTCCGTTCGGCGGGCATGCACGGCACCAGCGACTTCGCAGCTCTGTTTGGCAACGTTGCCAACAAACGCATGCGTGATGCTTACGCTGAGAACGCAGGCACGTACACGCAGTGGGCGCGCCGTGCGCCGAATGCGCCTGACTTCAAAAACATCAACATCGTGCAGATGTCTGGCGCGCCAGAACTGCTCCGGACCAATGAGCACGGCGAGTTCAAGTACGGAACGATGGTCGACGCGGGCACGTCTTACGGTCTCGTGACGTATGGCCGCATGGTGTCGCTCACCCGCCAAGCCATCATCAACGACGACTTGCGTGCATTCGAGCGCCTGGTCTCGGCCTTCGGCGCAAGTTCGAGCCGCCTGGAAAACCGCTTGGTGTACAGCCAGCTTATTGGCAATCCAGTAATGGGCGATGGCAAGCCGCTGTTCGACGCAGCTCACAAAAACATCGCGACGGGCGCTGGCTCTCTGCTGACGCTGGACGCACTGAAGGCCGGCCGTAAAGCCATGCGTTTGCAGAAAGGTCTGGCAGGCGAAGAGCTGAACTTGGCGCCGAACTTCCTGATCGTCCCTGCCTCGCTTGAGCAGGATGCTTACGCTTTGACCAGCGCGAACTACGTGCCGGCCAAGCAAAGTGACATCAACGAATTCCGCATCGGCGGTCGCACCGCCGTTGAGCCGATCGTCGAACCAGTTCTGGACGGCATGAGCGAAACGGCATGGTTCCTCGCCAGCAGCAACAGCCAGGTCGACACCGTCGAGTACTGCTACCTGGACGGCGCGGAAGGCCCGGTCATCGAAAGCCAGAATGGTTTCGAAGTTGACGGTGTGACCTGGAAGTGCCGCCTGGACTTCGCGGCCAAGGCCGTTGACCACCGTGGCCTGTACGAAGGCGTCGGCAAGTAAGCCGCTGCTGTAAGCCCATCCATCTACCACAGGAATCGAACATGAGAAATTTCATCCAGAGCGGTTGTACCTTGACCGTCATTGCCCCGGCCAACTTGCTGGGTGGCCAAGCTGTGCTGGTCGGCGCGATCTTTGGCGTTGCCTGCGGCGACGCTGTGCAGGGTGCAGAGGTCGAGGTCAACCGCTTCGGTGTCTATGCGCTGACCGCCGTGCAGACCGATACCGGCGCTACCGGGGCCAAGATGTATTGGGACAACACCGCCAAGCGTCTGACCACGACTGCCACCAACAATACCCTGGTCGGCGCATTGGCCGCCGCCAAGGGCGGCACCGAGACTACCGCGACCGTGCTGCTCGACGGCGTCATTCGCTAACCCACGCGCATGCTCTTCGCCAACCTCCAGCTGGCCGCGAACAGCGCAGTCTTGAACCACCTAGCTAATAAGCAGGTGACGATTGGCGACGCGGTTGTGCCTGGCATCTTCCGCAACCTGGCCAGCGAAGCGCAGCTCGGCATGGGTGTGGCGTCCAGCAGCCCGGTCGTCACAGTCGCGAGCAGCGCTGTGATGGCCGAGCCGGTTGGCAAGCAGATCACGATCGACGCAGTGCGTTACGAGATCGTCGACGCCGACCCGGACAACACCGGCCTGACCATCCTCACGCTGACCGTGGCCGCATGAGGACCGCGTTCGCAAACATCGTGAGTGCAGTCATCACGGCGCTGGAAGCGCAGCCGCCCGTGTGCAACGCGATCTACCGCGCACGGGCCATGGCAGTGCCAGAGCAGGACAAGCTGGCGATCAGCGTGCAGTGGGATCAGTCTGTGCCAACTGGCGGCACGATCAACGGAGCGCCCATCGACTGGACGACCCGTCTTACCGTCGAATGCTATGCAAGCGGAACGAGTGAGAGCGGCGATCTCGCGGTCGACCCGCTGCTCAAGGCGGTGTTTGAACGCCTGGCCGCCAATTCGACACTGGACGGCGTCGTCTCCGATCTGCAAGTGATCGGCGTCGAAGCTGAGAACACGACAGACGGAAAGAAAACCGGGTGGGTTCGACTCACCTATACCGCAGATCACCGCACCAGCAACTTCACATTGAGCTGACATGAATATCGACAAGACGCAAGCCGCGCCGCACGAGCGCGAGATCCCGCCGCCACCTGGTGGCGGTTCCTGGACCTTCGACCGGGACTCGTGGGAGTGGGTCTCCAATGACCCGGTCCCAGCCCCTGCCGACGAAACCCCAGCCGCAGCTGTCGAGTACGACAGCACGGCCAACCAGGAGTAAGCGATGCCCCGCTTGATCAGGAACACCCTCGTTACTGCCAAAGTGCAGACGACCCCCGGCCTGGATGCGGTGCCAACCGGCGCGGCCAATGCTGTGCTTATGTCCGAAGGCAGCATCACGCCGCTCGACGCGCAAGCTATCGACCGCTCGCTGATCCGTGGTTACTTCGGTGGTAGCGAGCAGCTCGTCGGCCCGGCCAGCGTTAAGCTGACCTATGGGGTCGAGCTGGCTGGTTCCGGCGTGGCCGGTACCGCGCCGGCATGGGGCCAGCTGCTGCAAGGTTGTGCCGTGGCCGAAGGCATGCTGACTACCCCGGCGCGTGTGGAATACACCCCAGTGTCCACGTCGCTCAAGATGCTCACCCAGTACTACTACGACGATGGCGCGTTGCACAAGCTGCTGGACTCGATGGGTAACTGCACTTTGTCTGCGAAGGTGGGCGAACGCCCAATGCTGCGCTTTGAGTGGACTGGTCTAGACGGCGGCATCGCGGCGACACCGAACGCCACCGGCGTCTTTATGCCATGGAAAAAGCCTGTAGCCATGACCAAGGCGAACGTGATCGACATCACGCTCGGCGGCATGTACGCTGCTGGCGCGCTCAGTGGCGGCACCGTCTACAACAGTACGGGCCTCGAGCTGAACTTCGGCAACGTGGTGAACTTTAGCGCAATGCTCAGCACTGAGACCGTCGATATCTCGGATCGCCAGTCGACTGCAACGATTGAGCTGGAACTGACGGCGGCGCAGGAGGTCGCGATGATGGCGTCGGTCAAGGCCAACGAGACGCAGGCATTGGGCTTCACCATCGGCACTGCTGCGGGCAACAAGGTCCTCGTCTTCGCACCCGCGGCCCAGCTGACCAACCCGCGAAAATCTGAACTGAACGGCAAGCGCCTGATCGGCTTCGACGTGCGTTTGGTCCCGGTCAACGGCAACGACGAGTGGCGCATCGTCGTCCTGTAACAAACAATCCATCGATAACTGAAAGAAGAACGCTATGCCAATCAAACTCATCAAACGCAACAAACTCGCCGTCACCGTCAAGGGAACCCTCCCCGATGAAAGCGGCAAGCCAGTCAACTTCGACTTCAAGCTTCACTGCAAGCGTTTGAGCCAAGACGAAATCGACGTTGCCATGAAGGACAAAAAAGGCGACGTGAAGAAGTTCGTTCGTGACATCGCCGAAGGCTGGGACAGCGTCCTCGATGAAGCCGGTGTCGCTCAGGACTTCACGCCCGAACAGTTCGACGAACTGATCGACAACGTCGGCATGCCGGTCGTGATCATGCACGCCTACCTGGAGCAGGTGGCCGCAGTCGCAAAAAACTGACCGAGGTCGTGCGCCTATTGGCGCGCGGCCAAATCGAGTTTGGTCACGATGAGCCGGCCGAACACGATCACGTGAACGATGCGCTTGCCGCCTTCGGTCTCTGCGCCGAGGGCGGCATCGCGCTGAACGAAGACGAATACTGGCTCTGGCCTGAGAACGATGAGCCTTTCAACATGTGGCTTGCGGTGCAAACCCAGTGGAGCGCCGGTATGGGTGGTGCTACAGGTTTGAACTACCCAGGAGTGGAAACATGTATGCGGCTACGCGGCCTGAAGAAGAAAGCCCGTGAGCATACGTTTCTTCTGATTCAAATGATGGAAAGAGCGTGCCTCGAAGAGTGGTCACGTCAACGCAAGAATTAAGGAACAGGACGATGGCACTGCCGCGCGCACTTATTGAGATGGCCGTAGAAGGTGCGGCAGAAAGCCAGCGGCGGATCGAGTCTGTCGGCGACGCACTGCGCCGTATGAACGGTGAATCGCTTGAGCGCATTTCGGGGCAGCTCGGGAGTCTCGGCGATCGCTATTCAAACCTTCAGTCCACCATTGGCAATGTCGCTGGCTTCACCGTCGCAGGCGTGTCGCTCGCCGGCCTGGCGGCGCGGATCACAGGTGTCATGGATTCCATGGGCCAGCTCGATGACCTCTCGCAAAAGATCGGCTCCACCGTCGAGAGTTTGTCGCAAATCCAGAAAGTTGCTAAAGCGTTTGGCGCCGATTTTGGAGGCACGGTAGATCCTGCCCTAGTTAAGCTCGCACGCGGCCTAACCACTCTCGATGATAAATCAAGCAAGACAGCAAAGGCGCTTTCCGTCCTCGGCATTTCTGCAAATACGCTGAGCGATCCTGGACAAGTATTCATTGAGGTAGCGAAGAGCTTGCAAAATTATGCCGATGGATCCGGCAAAGCCGCTCTAGCAAATGATCTGTTCGAGGAGTCCGGCGTAAAGCTGCTGCCGTTTATGAATGATCTGGCGGAAACCGTCGATGGCTTCTCAACGATCTCTGCCGAGTCGGTTACCCAAGTCGCCTCCCTACAAGACCAGTTTGGTATGTTGGGTGTGCGCACCGACGAAGCGTTCGAAGCTATTACCGCAGCCGCACTGCCCGCTTTGTCCGGACTGGCTAAAGGATTTTCTGATGTCATACAAAAACAAGACGGTCTAATCGACAGTGGCGAAATCGCTGACTGGGCCAAGATGACTGCAATGGGTATTGCTCGCGTGGCCGACGTTGCCGTGCTGGCAGTTCGCAGCTTCTCCGCGATCTCAAGCAGCGTCCAGGTTGTGGCCGCTGACCTCAAAGTGCTTTGGACGGCTTCGCCTGCAAGGATGGCCTATAGCGCTGCAAATGGCGGCTCTCCGTTGGAGGAGCTGAAAAAGACAGTTGCTGAGCGTAACCAAGTTCTGGAGACGGCAAATAAGAAGCTGTCGGATTTCTATAATTCGCGAGGCGATATCTTCTCAAGTGCTCTGGCTGGATACTTTGAGAATGAGGGGAAGGGCGCAGCTCCCGGTGCCCCGGCGGAAGGTCCTGGCAAGAAAACACTTGCCTACAAATCGAACGGTGGCAATGCTTCTAAGGATGCTGAAAAGCAAGCCGCCGCATATCAGAACCTGGTGAAAGCGATCCAAGCGAAAATCGCTGCCGCCAATCTCGAACTCAGTGCTGGCGAATCACTATCCGCCAGCCAGCAAGAGCAGCTCAAGCTCACCGAGCTGTTGGCCGAGATGAAGGGAAAGCTCACACCAATCCAGTATGCCCTTCTGGAAAGTGAGGGCAAAGAGCTTGTGACGAAGCTGGAAGTGATTGAGGCGAACAAGCGTGCGGCCGAGGGGCTGGAGTCTTACACCAAGTCAATGGTCGCTTACGACACAAGCATTGCAAAGGCGATCGAAAGCGCAATGACTGAAGCGGCCAGCAATGAGCAGCTCGCGCTTACATTTGGGAAAACGAAGGGCCAGATCGAGGCAATGGAGTTGGCAGAGCTCGAGTATCAAAGGACTCAGGCGTCATCCAGCGGCCTCACGCTCAAGCAGATTGAAAACCTCGATAAGCTGATTGCTGCGAAGCAGCGCAGCGCGACCGCGCTCGGCAAGATCGACGGTCTCGAAGCCGGCAAGAAATCCATCGAACAACTGGATGAGTTCCTCGACCCCGCCAAAGCACAGTCGTTCGGTGAAGCCCTCCGCGAATCGCTTGGCGGTGCTGGCACTGCGCTGTCTGCGTTGACCTCTACGCTCGACGGCTTTGGCAAGCGTCAGGCCGAGATCGACAAACACCGCGCTACTGCAGAGCGTGAGCGTTTGACCGGCGCCATGAGCGAACAAAAGTATATCGCCGATATCGCACGTCTCAACGAGATGGAAACTAAGAACCGCCTGTCCGGCTACGGCGACATGGCGGGTGCTGCGGCTGGCTTCTTCGGCGAGCAGAGCCGTGGGTACCAGGCGTTGATGACGGTATCGAAGGTCTTCCACGCCGCCGAGCTCGCGATGACGATGGCCGAGCTGGTGCCGAAGGGTATCGCTGCGGTTCTCAATCAAGGCACCGGCGACCCGTACAGCGCCTTCGGCCGTATGGCCGCCATGGCCGCCGTCGTCGCTGGCTTGGGCGTGGTCATCGGTAGCGTGTCGGGCGGTAGCAGCGTGAGCTTGTCTGAGTCCCGCCAGAAGACGCAGGGCACCGGCACCGTGCTGGGTTCGGACGCAAAGTCTGGATCGATCGCCCGCGCGCTCGCCGAGATCGAGCAGTCGTCGCAGGACACGCTCGGTGTGAACAACGACATGCTGATCTCGCTGCGCAACATTGAATCGGGAATTGGTCAATTCGCCTCGCTGCTCGTGCGCACGACCGGCGTGACCGGTGACTTCGGCAAGGACATGAACAAAGGCGCGTTCGACTCGAAGGCGGTCGGCATTGGCGGTGCCGCAGCCGGAGCTGTGGGCGGCGCAATGGCTGGCGCCTACGTCGGCATGGGCGCCAGCCAGATCGGCCTGCTGCTTGGCGGCCCGATCGGCATGGCGCTCGGCGCGGTGCTGGGCGCGGTGATCGGCAAGACCTTCATCGGCAAGGCACTGGGCAGCGTCTTCGGCGGCAAGCAGACGGTTGAAGACACCGGCTTCACCTTGGACAAGTCGAGCTTCGGCAGCATCCTGGCCGGGGGCGTCAAGGCGTCCCAGTACGCCGACGTCAAGAAAGACGGCGGCTGGTTCGGCAGCGACAAGAACAGCGTGAAGATGGAAGGGCTGGGTACCGAAGGAAACCGCCAGATCTCCAGCGTGCTGACTTCGCTGTACGACACCGTGTTCAAAGCCGGCACAATCCTTGGGCTGGGCGCGGACAGCTTCAATGCGCAGCTGAGCAGCTTCGTTGTCGACATCGGCAAGGTCAGCCTCAAGGGTTTGTCGGACGATGAGATCCAGGAAGAGCTGCAGGCCGTCTTTTCGAAGGTCGGCGATAGTCTGGCCGCGTCCGGCGTGGCTGGCCTCGAATCGTTCCAGAAAGTGGGTGAGGGCTACCTCGAGACGCTGGCCCGGGTGGCGTCGAACTACCAGAGCCTTGACGCCATCATGGCTTCGATCGGCACCACTGTCGGCGCGGCTGGCATCGCCAGCGTGCCGGCGCGTGAGCGGCTGATCGATATGTCGGGTGGCATCAGCGCGCTGGCCAGCCAGGTGAGTTCGTTCGCTGACAATTTCCTTACCGAAGCTGAGCGCTTGGCACCGATCCAAAAGTACGTTACCGATCAGCTCGCTGGCATGGGCCTGGCGTGGGTTGATACCAGTGCCGAGTTCAAGAATGCAGCACTTGGTATCGACAAGACGACCGAGGCGGGTGCCAAGCAGTTCACCGCCATGATGAGCCTGGCCGATGCGTTCGCCAAGGTGTATCCGGCCGTGAAAGACCTGAGCATGTCGCTCGAGGAAATCGCGGACCAGCGCGCTACGCTGCAGGACCGGCTGGACGAATTGACAATGACGCGTGAGCAGCTGCTGGCCAAAGAGCGCGATACCCTGCACGACACCAATCGCCCGCTGTGGGACCGTATCCAGTCGCTGCAGGCCGAGGCCGCAGCGCAGGAGAAGATCGCGCAGGAGCGCACCACGCTGCAAGAGCAGCTAGACCAGCTCACGATGACGCGCGAGCAGCTGCTGGCCCGGGAGCGCGCCGCTCTGGACGAGGGCAACCGTCCGCTGTGGGATCGCATCCAGGCACTGCAGGCCGAGAAGGACGCGACGCTGTCGGCAAAGGATGTTGCTGCCGGCTTGATGAGCGACGTCGACAGTGCGTTCGCCGTGCTGGAGCGTGCCGTCGACCGTGAGCGTACCGCCATTCAAAAGCAGGTCGCTACCCATACCGAAGCGGCCAACAAGATCCGCACGGTCTCGGATAGCCTGCGCAGCACGATCAATGGCATGCGCGGCCCGGGTGCCGAGGTGATTGAGCGCACGCGCGCTCAGAGCGATCTGCAGGGCTTCCTGGCGATCGCCCGCGCCGGCGGCATGCTGCCCGACTCGGACAAGCTGCAGGCCGTCCTGAGCGTACTAACGCAGGATGCCAGTGCGCAGTTCGCCAGCTTCGCCGATTATCAGGCTGATTTCTACGCAACGAAGAACACGATGGCCGACCTGGCCTCGCTCTCGAACGCAGCACTGTCGGTCGAGGAGCGTACGCTTAAATCGCTGGAGAGCCAGCTGAGCTCATACGAGCAGATGCTTGAACGTGAGCAGGAGCAGATCGACCAGCTCAACGGCATCAGCACGACTGCGCTGTCTATTCATCAAGCAATCTTGGCATTGCACTCGGCCGTGCAGGCCGCGGCATCGAACCCGGTCAACGCATCGGCAAGCGCGATCAGCAGCGCCTATCAGAGCACGCTGGGGCGCGCGCCCGACGCTGCCGGGATGAAGTACTGGAATGACCGCGCTGCAGCCGGTAGCTCGATCTCGGACATTGTGGGCGCTATCAGCAATTCGTCGGAGGCGAAGATCAAGGCGCTGTACCAGTCGACGTTCGGGCGGCCTGCCGATGCGGGTGGGCTTAAGTACTGGATGGAACGTGTCGCAGCCGGCACGACGTACGGCACGATCGAGCAGGGCCTGAAGGAAAGCAACGAGTACAAGGCCAAGACGAAGGTGCCTGGATACGCTGCCGGCGGCGACCACGGCGGCGGCTGGCGCATCGTTGGTGAGAACGGGCCGGAGCTGGAAGCCACTGGCGCCGCGCGCATCTTCAATGCCAGCCAGACACGCGACTTGATGTCGCGCTTCAACAATCCTAACGACAACTCGGCAGCGCTGGCGGCAGAGGTTCGCCAGCTGCGCAAGGACAACGAAACAAAAGACCAGGCGCTCGAGCGCGCACTGGCCGCGATCGCCAAAAACACGATGGTTACGGCCGATCTACTCGACCGCTGGGAAACGATCGGCTCACCGAAGGTACGCATCAAATGATTATTGTTGATCCAATCACGCTGGGCGATACGTCGTTCTCGCGGCCATCCGTTAAAAATGTGTACAACGGGGCCGGCACGCTGGTCGAGGTACCAGCCAACACCCTGGGTGTGACGTACGATCCCGCTGACCTGAGCAAAGCGCCGTGGGCGCTAATCGAGCCGGCGGCGTCGCAACTGCTGCGCTACACCGAAGAATTGGACAATGGGGCCGCGTATGGTGGTTCGCAGTTCACAATTGCCGGCAATGCAGCAGCGGCACCCAATGGCGCCATGGCTGCAGACCGGCTGGCGGCCACTGCCACTACCGCGTTTCATTATCTCGATCAAGAGGTTTTCGGTCGGAGTTACGTCGACGGAGAAAAATACACGTTCAGCGTGTTTGCGCGGGCGGACACAGTTAGCCGAATCCGCTTGGACTTTTATTATTCGATTGGCGGCACGGGCGGTTTTGTCGCAGCTTTCAATTTGGCGACAGGAACCATTGATGGCGGCGATGCATATATCGAATCGCGTGGCGCGAAAATTCAAGCGCTGCCTGGTGGCTGGTTCCGCTGCTCTATCGTCGGCATCGTGTCACAAGCTGCGGCCTACCCGTCGAAATTGCTGTGCCGCGTCGTGCTGCTGGACGCAAATGGTAACGGTTCATATGCTGGCATCAATGCGCCAGGTGCATTCATGTGGGGCTGGAACCTGACGCCCGGCGATAAGCTGTCGTCGTATATCGCGAGCGGGGTGACACCTCTCACCCGCGCTGCTGACGTGGTTGGTTCGGTCGCTGGCCTGCTGTACTCCAACGTGCCCATTACTGAGCCAGACTACAGCGCCGCCGCGACATACGCGAAGGACGCTCTTGTCCATGACCCTGCGACGCACAACGTGTTCAAGTCGCTCATTGATGCGAACAAAGGTAAAGCTCTCACCGATCTGGCAGCTTGGAATCCGCGCGGCGCGACGAATCGCTGGGCAATGCTCGACCAATACAACAACACGCAAACGGCCTACCCCGAAGAAATTCTCATCGTCCTGACGCCGCAGGCAATCAGCGAGGGCCTGTACATCGGCAACTGCGATGCCGACGAAATCGAGTTGTCGGTGGTCGATCAATCCGAAGGGCTCGTCGCTTCTGAAGTTATGAGTCTGGTGACGGCGAGCGGAACCAGCAGCTACTTCGACTGGTGCTTTCGCCCAGCCGACCGCTCTGACTATTTCGTTAGCACGTCGCTGCCTCCTTACGCCAACGCGCTGGTGTTGGTGGCGATCCGTAAGCCAGGTGGAGTGCCGAAATGCGGAATGTTGGTCATCGGCGCAGTGGATGAGTTCGGTCCTTCTTTGTACGGCCTGTCAGCAGAGGGAAAAGACTATTCCAGTGTGACATTCAATTTCGATGGCACGACCAATACCGAGCTCAGGCCATATGCAAAACGGATGAGCGTCGATGTCCAGGTAGATAACGGCGAGATCGACTACATCCAGCGGAAGCTTTTCCAGATCCGTCAACGCCCGATCGTCTGGATCGGTGGGCCGTATGGCGCCACGGCAGTATTCGGGCGATACGGAAGTTTCAAAATCGTCATTCCGGGTTTGAAGAAATCGGACATGGCTCTGCAAATTGAAGGAAGTGTGTAATGCCTATTACTGAGTTTTTGAATTCAAATGACTTGCCTCATCGCTCGCAAGAGAAGCCGACCTTCGATAAGAACATGGGCTTCTTCTACCGCAGGCTCCCTGCTTACAATGCCGAGCTGAATCAATTTGGCTCGCAGGTTTCCGAGCGGGCCGAGTTTGCTGGCGCGAAAGCATTGGCCGCAGAACAGTCAGCACAAAGTGCCGAGGCAGCCAAGCTTGCTGCGATCGCAGGTGCCAACGCGCCGGCATGGGTCAGCGGCACGACGTACGCGAAGAACGCGCAGGTAATCAGCCAGGTGAACTTCCAGCCGTACCGCCGCCAGGTGGCTGGCGCCGGCACGGTCGACCCAGCGAACGACACGGTGGGCCAGTGGATGCCGCTGTTCGGCACGGGATCGTTCACGCCTCGCGTGGCTGATTCCGCAACCTTTGACCTGTCGACCACAAATTTCTTTAGTCGCACGATGTCGGCAAGTGAGGCATGGGTGTTTGACAAGTGCCCGACCAACGGCTTTAGCTTTGGCATCGAGCTGACATACACGGGCGGCACGCTAACGCTGCCGAGCACGGTCAAGACTGTCAACAACGTGGTCTATTCGTTCGTGGCCGGCAAGACCTACCTGTTGCTGTTTGTCACGACGAACAAGGGCGCCACACGCTGGCGCATGGTCGCAACCGAGCCCTACGACAACTGAGCCGATATGGACGATACCATTTTCAAAGTAATGTTCGGTGCGATCAAAAGTCCATCGGGACAGGTGGCATGGACTACCCCAGGCACTTATTCGTGGATCGTTCCTGCGCGCGTCTTTTCGATCAGTCCGCTGTGCATAGCGGCCGGCGGCGGCACTAGTCGCTATGACTCTTCGGTTGGAGGCGCCGGCGCCGGCGGTGGCGGCTTGCGGTACGCGAAGAAGATTCCCGTTACGCCCGGCGAAACTCTGACGATCACCGTGGGGGCGGGCGTTGCCTTTACAAAAGGCGGGTCTACAACCATCAGTCGTGGGGCGACGATTCTCCTACAGGCGACCGGCGGCGAGCTGGGCTGGAACAACGCGGGAGCAGGTGGCGGTGGTACGGCGCTTGACGCGAACATCGGTGGCGGCAACGGCGGCAGCGGTGGCGCCAAGGGGTCGAACCAAGTAGAGGCCGGCGGCGGGGGCGGTGCGGGCGGCTATTCCGGTGGTGGCGGAAATGCATACAGCCCGAGTCAGCCGGGTAATGGCGGTGGCGGCGGTGCGGGTGGGCGCGGTACCGGCTCAGGATTCGGCGGCGGTGGCGGCGGTGTGGGAATCTTTGGCGAGGGCGCGAGTGGCGCCGCAGGCGTGAGCGGGACCGGGAGCAGCCCAACTGCAGGCGGCCCCGGTTCAGGAGGAATTGCAGGACCCGATCAATACAGCCCTGGGCTTTACGGTGGTGGAGCCCCCGGACTCGGTTTCAGCACAATATCGAGGCCAGGTGCCGGTGGCGCATGCCGAATTATCTGGGGCTCTGGCCGCGAGTACCCGTCAACCAACACGCAGGACATTTAAGGAATCGTATGTACTACCAGCCATCCACCAATCAAGTTTTTACTTTGCATTCCGAGATCCGCAATGCGCTGTGGGCATCGGCAAGCGTCATCTTCGAGAGCGTAATCACCGACGCCGCACTGGCCGAGGTCGGCGTGTACCCGCTGCGCAGCGAGCGGCCAGTTGCCCAGCTTGGCGAGATCGTCGAGCTGGGCGCCATCAAGCCGGTGGGCGATGCCTGGGTCCAGCAATGGACGGTTCGAGCGACCACGCCAGGAGAACAGGCGGCGATCGAAGAGGGCGAGAAGGTGCCAGTGCCGCAGCAAATTTCTTCCGGACAGGGGCGGGAGGCGCTTTATAACGCTGGGTTGTTCGCCAACGTGCAGCCTGCTATCGATGCGATCGAAGACCCCGATACCAAGTGGCGTGTCCAGAACGCATGGGACTACCGCCCTACTTGGGAGCGCGAGTCACCATTCGTCGCCATGATGGCGGCCATCTTAGGCTTGAATGATGAGCAGACCGACCAACTGTTCATTGATGCCGCCCAGCTGTGATTGGTACGGGATTGCTGCTGGTCGCGAAAGTGCCACAAGGCTATAGATTTTCTCACTCTTTAAAGAACTGTTGAGGACATCTGGGGACACTGGTGTTTTTCGACGCTACGTCAAAAGGCAGCAATGAGCATCAGCAAGACCACCCCGCCGGAAGTCGGCAGCTACGCCGGTGCCGCAGTAACGGTCGCCACCTCCCTGACTTTGACGCAGGCCGGCGTCATCGTCGGCATCTTCACTGCACTGCTGACGTTTCTGCTGAACGCCTGGTACACGCGCGAGCGCAATACCCGTGAGCGGCAGCAGGCCGAGCGCGAGCAACTGCACGCTGATATCGAGCGCCAAGTAAAAGACCTCGAGCGACGCGAACGCGAGGTCCGCCTGGCCCAGCTGCTCGCGCGGCTGCAGGCCCCTGAAGTAAAACCGCATGTCCCACTGGAGCTGAAACCATGAAATTTATCGACGACGCGCGCGCGCAGTTCCCGAAACTTTGGTCGGTACGCTTCGCGCTGCTGGCTGCTATCGCTTCGGCTGTTGAGGCCGGCATGCACCTGTACGCCAGCGGCACCGCGCCCATCCTGGTGGTGGCCGCCGGCCTGACCTCGCTCGGCGGCGCGCTCGCGCGCATGGTGGCGCAACCGGCGCTGACCGGCAATGGTTAAGGGCGCACCAACCCAGCGGCGCGGCCTGGTCGCGCTACTCGGCGCCATGGCCGCGACCGCGCTGTTCAACTTCACGCCGCCGTTCGAAGGCACCAAGTACACCACCTATCGGGACATGGCCGGCGTGCTCACGTACTGCACCGGTGCCACCGAGAACGCCGCCTGGGGCAAAACGTACACGCCCGCTCAGTGCCTCGCCCAGCTAGACCGCGACCTCGAGCGGCACGCCGCCGGCATCGCCATGTGCATCCCGCTCGCGCGCCTGACCGATGGCCAGAAGGTGGCCTTCGTCGACGTCGCCTACAACATCGGCGTGAGCGGCTTCTGCGGATCGAGCATGGCGCGGCGCACGAACACAGGCGACATGGTCGGCGCATGCAATGCGCTGCTCATGTGGAACAAGGTCGGCGGCAAGGAAGTGCGCGGACTCACGCGCCGGCGCCAGGCCGAGCGCGAGCTTTGCTTGAAGGGGTTGCCATGATCCCGATCGTAGCGGCAGCAGCCGCACCGGCCGTCGCCGCCTCGTCCCGCGCGCTGGCGGCCGGCCTAGGCCTGCTGCTAGCAATGTCGCTGGCCGGCACCGCTGGCTGGTTCACGAACGGCTGGCGGCGTGACGCCGAGATCGCCGAGCTGCAGCGGGCGCACGCGGAAACCATGCGCAGCCAGGCGGAACTGGCGCTGACCACGCTGCAGGCTGACGCCACGCGCATTACTAAGGCGGCCACCGAGTTCGTTACCATCCAATCCACCCTGGCGCCGCGCATGTCGGCGCTCACCAAGGAGCTGCGCAATGCGAAACCTCTGCCTGCTGGTTGCGTGCCTGATGCTGACCGCGTGCGCAACCTCGATGCCGCAATCGAATCCGCCAACAAAAGCATCCCTCGATAGCGCTCTGGCCGCGCCGTGCCCGGTGATCGAACGGCCTGGCGCCGACGACTACGACGCATGGCAGGTCTGGGCAATCGAGCTGCTGCGCCAATATGCTGAATGCGCGGCGCGCCACGCTAAGACGGTCCAGGCCTGGCCGAAGTAGGGCGCTAGTTCTCGATATCGCCCGCGACGCGTGTGATAGCCCGGCGAGTGGCTGCACCAGCGTCGTCGCCGTGCGGCTCGTTTGCCAATTTCCGATCGGAGGTCATGGCCGAGGTGTCGTGCTCATGTATGTAAATCTCAAGCCGAAGTCGCACGGCTAGGTCGAGCGCGTCACCGTTGAACATGAGCGGATTCCAGCTGTGTACGACTGAGCCGTCGGCGAAGTGCAAGTTGACATAGCCTTCGCCGACGACCACCTCAAAGCGCACCGCGCCGATCGCGTGCGCCGCTCGCTGTAGCAGTATCAGGTCGGACTCCGGAACGTCCACCCTGGGCTGCCCTGGCAGCTCTTCCATGTCGCCAATGATCTCGTTGTCCATCATCATCCTTAGTCAGGTTTGATCGGTGCAGCCCCGCGGCGGCGCGGCCCGCCATCACTTAGAACGCGTTGTACCACGTGCAAAGGCGTCGTCTGTTGGAGAACGCGCAAACCAACCTCGAGTCCGAATACGGCTGCAACATTTACTGCCAGATCGACGTAGGTCGCGGTGAAGTGGTCTGTTCGTTTTTCCATGCTCTGAGTATGGCACGGCACGTCGCCGGCGCCTGTGGGATGCCAAAATTAGTCAGGCTGAATGTCACCGCTGCTACACTGTATGGATGAACAGCAATCCGGCCATGCGGTTTAAGCCCGCTCTCACTAAGGACGATTTGAAGGCGATCCAGGATCGCAACTCTGACTTGCCCGACGTGCGTGAGCTGCTGTGGGAGGTAGCGCGGCTGCGTGCGCTAGCGCTGCGAACGCACGACTACTTCCGCCAAGGCTCGTCGTCGACCTCGCTCATCCTGGCCGAGTCATTGCGTGAGATGCTCGAAGACGAGCCAGTGGTTCAGGAGCAGCGGTGGTTGTGATGATGCCGATGAAGGGAGTGAATGTCGCGGCGTAACTTTTGGCGTAACTTCTCCAAGTCCCTGAGTCGTCCCATAGGCACATACCCCCATGCATCATGGGTGTCTGAGCGTGATCATATACTGCAGTTCGGACCGCATCGTCATGCCGCAGCCCGAATAATCTGACGTCCCGTAGCACGAATGCTAGCGCTCATCCGGTGGCTAGCTCGTTGCCATCCCGCCTTCGAGGTTCTTCTCGAAAGCTTTCGCAAAATAATAGGCAGCGATCAGATCAGCACTCCCTTCCGTATAGTGTGGCTTACCGTTGCGCTCAATGAGATTTGTGCGCCCGCCTTCTAGCAGTAAAAACTCTCCGAGGGACGATTCTTTTGATTCGCCATTGACTTCGAATCTGTGGAGACACCGTACCTTCGCGATGGGTTCACTATTAGATAGACCTACTATTAAGGCAAATCGAATTCTCGTTCCGGCGTACGTGAGATCAGCGTAGCCACGGTCCTTATCGAAGGCAGTTGTCAACAGCGGGTCGCCTTCGAAGACGCGAGCGCGCTGATTTTGGTAGGTCGAAAAATGTTCCAAATATACAAGGGCAAGAGTTCTAAGACGAGCAACCTTGGCGATGGAATGATAATGGTTTTGATCGACGACGATTGGTTGATTTTGCTCAGTCACGATTCGTTCCTCAAATTAGGGTAGGGCCACAGTGGCCCTACCTCGGTTCATCAGCTATCTAGCCAGTTCTTCAATTCTTGGTGTGATTACAGTGGGGCATCGCCGTACTTCATCCAGTTCTCGAGCAGCCATTTAGTTACATTCGCATGGCTACGGATGTCTGCCGGCAAGTGTTTTTTGATGAGTCGCTCAGTTTTCTTCGCAATGATCGCCGATGAGTTACCGCTCGTATTCGCGAATTTGTTCACGAAATAGAGCATTTCGTACCACTCGGTACGGTTGAGCATGTCGTTATCAGGAGTGCCACGCAAGGCAGGGTTGTCGTCCCCGGATGCTCCTGGAGGATAGTGAAATTGCAGGTCGCTTCTTTTCAGCGGGCCTAGACGATGGTCAGCCATAGCTTGGCTCTCCTCAATGTGAACCGAGCAAGAGGGATTCCTGCTCATCGGTACTTACAAGAGGTAGTGACTAAAAAAGCAATTTCAATAGCTAAACTGCATTCTTGTTAGAAAACGAGCATTTTATGCGTATCGGGTATTGTGTTGCATATTAGGCAATATTAGCATCAATGCTCTAGCTGCGACTTTCGCGATAAAACGCTCCACAAAAAGTTTCAATGGCGCATGGATGCTGGCTTTCAGAGCGGCTATCTTGGATTTTTTGTGGAGCGGATTACCTTTGTAAAACCGCATGGTTAAGCTATTTCTCAGTTAGCTTCCCAAGCTTACGACGAGGGTTCGATTCCCTTCACCCGCTCCAAGCACTGCGCCGCGCCGTGCTCTGTTCAGACGACGTACCCTTGCGTTTCCCCTTCACAGCAAGGAACGCGTCATATGTCC